AATTACTTCAAAAAAACCTGATCCAATTGAATCATTATATCCAAACTTATTTACTTTTGTGTAACCAGTAAAATCTCCTTTTGCAACTGCAAGATAAAAATCTATTTCAGCTGACGATGGAGTTGTAGATCCTGTTGTATTTACATTATTACAAGACATTAGTTTCTACCTGTGAACCAAGAATATCTCTCAGTTTCTTGTTTAAGTTCATCTAAAAAAGTTGAGTTTAATTGTTCTACTACTAAAGTAACTGACCTATTAATCTGTTTCTGGTTAGAAACATCATACTCTTCTTTAGGTTCTGGAATTCTTACATTAATTTTTGCCATTAAAAATCTTTTCTCCCTCTACCTTCACCAAAAGTACCAAACGCTCCTTCTTTACCTGCTTGTTCTGTGCTAAAACCACCTCCAGGTCCTGTGAATCCTTCTTTATCAGCACGCGCATATACATCTTGGTATTCTTGTCTTGCTTTTTCTCTTTGTGCTTGTTCTCTCTCTTGTCTTACTTGTTCTAAGTAATTTCTAGCAAAATCTAATTTATCTTGTTTAAATTTATTATTTAATATTCCAAGATTTTGAAGTTGAGTTAATTCTTTTAATTCATTAATTCTATTTTTTTCATAATCACTAAAAGCAGAAACAATGTTTCTACCAAAAGGATCTTGTCTTGCACCTAAATTTCCAGATGATAAATCTGACTTATATCCATATGGATCATAACTTCCTCCAAAATAATCAAGACCTACTTTATCGGTTGGAGATTCTTTAATACCACTTAAAAGAGACATTAATCCTTGACCTAAAAAAGGAATTCCTGTTACAGCACTAATTGCCATTCCTGGTATTTGTTTTGCAAGATCAAATCCTTTTATTGATTTATCTTTTAAAAAACTTCCTAACCCACTAAAATCTTCTACTAATGCATCTTTAGTTTGACCTAAACTAGTTCTTAAATCACTTGGTAAATTTCTTAAATCATCTAAAAGCATGCTTCTAAAACTATTAGTATTAGTAACACCTTCATTAACATTAAAAGGTTCTGTATTTATATCAGGTCTATCTAAACCAGCTCTAGTTCTAGTAGTCCCTAACGCATCAGTAAATGTTTGTGGACCAAATAAATTATCATAATTTGATATAGCCATAGCAGTATATGCATCACTAGGTAAAGATAATGGAGTACCTTTATCTTGAAACTGTTGCATGTCTTCTTGTTTTAATTGATCTAATTTTGGATTTGAAAAACCTGTGCTTTGTTCAATATTATATAACTGATTAATTAATTTATCTTTTAGAGATCCAGGTTTAAATGCAACGTTTTGATAATTATTATTTTGTGAAGGTAGATTAATACCTATTATACCATCTCTGTTATAATTTATTGCCATTATCTACGTCCATCCGGTTGTACATCTAGTCTAAGTGTACCAAATCTCCATGACTCTGAGCTAGAATCATTTTCTATTTTAATATTAACAAATCTTCCCCGTGCTCTAGTATCTTTTTTATCAGTGCTAGAATTGATTGTAAAGGGGCTTAAAGAAGTTACAGTTTCTGATTGTTGAGGATATCTTTTAACAGCTAGTGTTACTTTACAATTACCTTGTAGATCTTTAAAATCAGGTATAAATCTTCTAACCGCTAAAAATACATCTCCAGCAATCGTAGGTCCTGTTGCTTGTCCTGTTGCACTTCTTTGTCTTGATTGTAAATCAAAATCATAAGATTGTATATAAGAGGTTACTGTTGTTGTACTACCATCAGGATTAACTTGATCGGTACCAACTTCGTGTTCAAATAATGTAGTTTGACCTAAACCATTTTCACCTACAATAACAGGAAAAGTTCCAGTTGCTGTACTATCAAATTTAGTAGCAATTGGATTAGGATACACTGTTGCATCAATCCAAGTTGTTCTTGCTTCTGTTCCAATATACCAAACTCCACCTTGCATTTTTTCACCATAATTTAATACAACATATTGATCATTGTATTCAGAATTTGTTGAAGGATAATACCAAGTTACTTCTGTAAATTGATTATTTAAACCAGCATAAACTTGTTGACCTTTTGTAGTATCTGCTTGATCATAAACATAATCTTCAACAGAACAAGGCAATGATTTAACTGTACCATCAAACATAAAAAATCCATTTGTTGACATCCAAAAAGCCATACCATCTATTTCAACAGCTGCATTTTTACCAATCAATCCACAGTTTGTACCAACTTGTTCAAAACCAAATGTAAATGGAGCACCAATAAATTTCATGGTATACAATGCATTATCCGTCCAAATTAAAATAGTTTCTTTTGCTTTTAGTGCACCCATGATTTTAGTACCGTCTTGTAATCTTTGTGTACCAGCAGAATTAATTGCTGTCGGTGTATAATCGTTTATATCTTCTTGATCCGAGAATCTTATAAACATATCATCTTGAGTAGATGGTGTACCAATAGTTGTTTCAGTTCCTAAATGAATTAAGTGTCTAGTTGTAGGAGATACTAATGTAACTCTTGTTGCAGTTGGATTGTTTGTAGTTTGAAAACCAGATGTTGTAGTAGATGCTCTTGTTGTTAATCTTGCTGCATCTCCAGCATTCCATGTAAAAGTTTTACCATTTGCAATAGTTGCAACCAATACTTGACCAAAATTACTTAATGACCATAAACCTGGTTCAAGTGATACATTGGATGCCGAAGCAGCTTCACCCCAATTACCTGATCCCCAAGTATCAATACCCCAACCATATCCATATGATTGTGCTGCAGGACCTACTTGTTCATAAGGTTTAACATCTATACTTCCACCTGTTGCAACCGTTGCTGTTGCAGCTGTGCTTTGAGTAATTGTAAATACAGTATTAGATGTAATACTAGTTACTTGAAATAGTTTATCTTCAAAGTCAGCATCTGTGTAACCAGTTCCTCCCGGTAAAGTTACGTTGTCTAATAATACAATATCGCCTGCGGATAAACCATGATCAGTTGCTGTTGTAATATCACAAATCGCAGAAGTATCTGTTGTTGCAATTGTTGCAGAACTTAAAGTCGTTTTTAATGGTGTGATGTCATACAATTGACCTTCAAAATAAATAAGTAAACATTTATCTGTACCTATTGCAACATATCTATTTCCATCTAAATCAACAAAAGCAAACTCACGTCTTGCAACACCGACAATAGTATCTGTAACTAGTGATGCCCAACCACCAACTTTTTCTGGTAAGTTATATCTAAAACGAACGTTATCACAATCAACCCAACGGTTTTCTGCACCTGCTGTAGTATCCTGTTTATCTATTCCAGGGAAGACTTTAAAATCAATTAGAGCCATGGTCCGTGCTCCTATATGTTATCTTTGTATGCCCAGCCTCTTGTTGCATTAACATAAACTAATGTAAACGCTGCTGTATTTGTTGAAACAACTAAATCAGAAGCAGAACCTAATATATTAGATCCATTTCTACCTATTGTTAAATTGTTAGATGCAAGGTTATTACCTGAATCTATAAAATGAACTTCATCACCAACAGATGGACTTGCTGGTAAATTAATTGTAACAGGAGCTCCGATTCCTCCTCCTGATGTATCTACTAAAACTTGATCACCATTTACTGTAGTATAAGTTGCTCCAGGTGTTACATAACCTTTTTTTCTTAAACCTAAACTTATATTAGTTCCATCAGAATAAACTAAACTAGTTGAGGCTATTGGTAATGTGACCCCGGTTCCTGATACTGTTTTAACGGTTAACGTAAATAAAGAAGCAGATCTGTTTGTAGCATCTTCTACAATAAATACTCTTTCTGCTGAGTCTGGCATAGTAACTGTTCTGTTTGCAGTTAATGTACCAGTTAATTTCATATAGAAATTTTTACCGTTTGATATTGCACCATTAGATAAAGCCAAAGCTACATCCGCTGATCCAACATCTATTGCAATATATCCCGATACTGCTTGTTCGAGTTGTTGTAAATTAGTATTAGTAATAGTGCCCCAGGTACCTGACTTTTCCCCTGTGGTCATTAATTCTAGTTTTAAATCACTTGAATAACTACTTGGCATTTTTCTCCTATGGATTCTCCGGATCTATTGGTATCCATACACCAGTTGCACCCGGAATTATTGGGTTCCATGATATCACATCAACAGTACTTGTTGCAAGTGCTAATTCTTCTCCTGTAACAATAACTGTTTTACCTATTTTAATCTCTACATTACCTGTAGTTAAATTAACCCTATTTCCATCAGGTAAAACAATAGATTTCCCTTGAATTACAACGTTGCCTACAGCAACGTTCATTCTTACACCATTGACTGTAAAGGCTATACTTACTCCACCTGGATCGCCAAATGGTGAACTAGCAAATGAACTACCTCCAAAAAACATTATGAACCTCTACTTGTTTGGATAGGTACCCAAGTTTGTGTTGCACCTGGTATAACACCATCCCATTGTCTAATATTAACTGTTGATGTAGCTAAATCAAGTCCTACACCTGTTGGT